GATCTTCCTTTGTACTTTGCCATAGAGTCTTAATAGCACAAAAGGTTTTAGGATTAAACTTTATATATCGTATATTTCAAAGTTAGTTCTTCGCCTTGATTTATGTCTTTAATGGTATGTAAATAAGACTTATTTCCTACTGTTATTCTTACACAATTAGGATCGTCTTTGTGATTGATAAATCCACCTAATGGACTTCTTATAATTTCATCACTAATTAGAATATGAGTTATGCCTAGCTGAGTACCATTTTTAATATCTTGTGTAGCAAATAATCCTAGACCATTGATGCTACTTGGTTTGATTGTGAGGGAGTCAGGTAAAGGTTTATAAGTCATTGAGGTTCTTCTCCACCACAAATATAACCTATCACTTTCTTACCTTTATACTCGTGATAATAATGATTACTCATAAATGTTTTCTTTTGCTTTTCAACAGTAGTGATATTAGAATGAAACCAACTGCTACAGCTTTTATTTATTTCAAATGTATCAAGCTTTATATCTCCACCAAAAGTCAGATACAACAAAGTAATCATTATAGGTTTCATATATACATTATAATTATTCCAACAAGGATTATAAGAAATAAGATAATATCAATCCAAAAAATGATAAATAAAATATTCCATATCATCTTTTAAAATGTCTTTTTCTCCACTTATTACAGACATAAGTATCTTTAACACCTATTGTTTTATATACACCACAATAATTATGTTTTTGTGAGTAGAGTCCACAATTACCACAGCTACCTCTACCTGTTGATGGTCTAAAATCTTGTGGCATTTGGTAAGGTACAAACTCACCATTAGGATAGAAGTTACTTCTTTTTATCATCTTCTATTTTAGCTTTATAAAATAATTTAAGAAATGCTCGGTAAGCACCACCACCATTATAATCTTCTTCTTGATCTGCTTCTTTTTTAAGCTTCTCAATCATTTTATGAAAGTCTTTAGCTTCTTTGTTAGTTGTAGTCATTATCTGCCTTGTCCTCTATATCTTTTTTTTCTTGGTGGTATTCTTTTTGAATAACTCTTTGCGTGTCGTCTTGGTCTTTTCTTCCTAGTTCTTTTAACATAATTACTGACTCCAAATAGAGGTCTTTTCTTAGCCATCTACTTTTTCTGCTTCTATAATTAATGGTAAAGGTTCTGTAATATTTTGTGTTTCAACTTTGTCCCGCATATTTAATTCGTTCTTTGAAAGCCAGACCATCATATTAGGATTGCCTTTTTTAAGTGCGTTCTCCCACATCTTCTTTCTTAAAGATGCTTTTCCTTTGTTTTTATTTACCTCTATTATTTCGGCATAATTTCTTTGTAATGTTCTAGCTGAGATTCCCATAACACCACCTATTTCTTCTTGTGTGCAACCAATAGAAGCTAGATTTCCAAGTATATCTAAATCAATGTCCTTTTTAGGTCTGCCTACAGGTTGCCTTTTTTCTGCCTTAGTTGTCTTAGTTTTGTCGCTTTTCATATTCTTATATTTCTATCTTATTCATAGAAACAATACAACCAATAGGAAAACAATTACGATCTGAAAATACTGCCTCATTTTCGTCATAACTTGCAAAAGTCCATAAATACTTTTTATCTTTTTTAAAAACATATCCTTGTGATACCATTTTAGCTGGTCGCATATTTAAAAAATCTTTACTATCTGCGTGTCCAGCATCACCTAAAATATCTAGCCATTTAATAGAATAAAAATAATATTTTTTCTTATCAATAATGATGTGCCTAAATTTTGCCTTTTTTCGTTTTTTCATTAGTGTTTCTTATGGTTCTGACTTTCGAGGAGAAGTTTGATTTGTAATTTTAATCTTTGGTTCTCCAATGATAACCTTATAAGCCTTTTTCTAACATATTTAAAGATTCTTAATAGACCAATCATAACTTGTCTTTTAAAGGCATATCTTCCTTAAATTTATGCTTCCACTTGATTTTACCTTTAATCTTAACTTTTGCATATTCTCCAAATTCATCTCCTAAATAAGTTATCCCATTGCTAGACCTACTAATTAGTTTATGTTTATTAGTATTGTTATTTAGTACTTGTTGCGATATGTGGTCTGTATGTGGTTGTTCCTTATCCACATACTGAAATTTGTCATAATTTACAATGCTTATTAAGGTTACTTTTCGGTTCTTGTGGTTGCTAGTGGGCTGTAAGTGGTTTGTCCTAGTGGTAATCATCTTCCTACGCACAAGCCGTAGTATAAAGCTTCTCATTTCGCTATAAGTCATTTTAAATCTTTTAGCTGTTACTCTTAATGGCATAATCATTTCACCTCTACGAACAAATATTGGTGTGTCCATAAACCTAAGAGTCTTATCTTGGTGTGAAGCTGAACTTATCATATATATCCATAATGAAGCTTGTAATATATTAGCAAATACAGGGTGTCTAAATATATCCCTATAAACTACAAAATATCCTGATTTTCTAGTCATTGAATAATCCAAATTCTTCTTCAATTCTCTTTTGTGCAATTTCAATATATTGCGGATTTAACTCTATTAGTATTGATTTTCTATTTAAAGATTTTGCTACAATTCCTGTTGTTCCAGCACCACTAAAAGGATCAAGCACAATACCATTTTTTGTTTTTTCAGTTTGACAATCGCATTGTTTTTTCCAACCAATAGTAATTAAAGGATTTTCGTTTAGCCATTTTTGGTATTGTCCACCAATTTTTCTATGTACTCCAGCTTCACCATTACCATAACGATCAAGTGTTGAATTATCTACTTTTAATGAATTTGTATTTCTATTTGTATTTCTTTTGTAAGGAACACCACATTTAATACAAACTTTTACAGGACAACCAGCTTTAATACAAGGCTTAATTAAATCTTTAGGAAAAGTTGCAAAATGAGCTTTTTTAAAAGGTTTGGTGGTTACTGTCCAAACATTTCTTTTGTTTTTATTTGCATTAGGGTGTTTAGTTGGTTCTTTAATAGCATCTGCATCATAATAATATTTTTTAGATTTTGTAATTAACCATATTTTTTCATGGCATGAAGTAGGTCTATCTTTTGTACTTTCAGGCATAGGATTTGGTTTATGCCAAATAATCTCTGATCTAATATACCAACCAGCATCTTGTAGAGCTATCGCAACTCTATTTGGTATCATTAATAAATCTTTTTCTTTAATACCATTTTGAATAGGAGTTCTTGTAACTCCATAATCTTTACTACCTCTTAATGATTGGTTTGTAGTAGATTTTCTTAATCCACTTGAATAACTATCTCCAACATTCCACCAGATCGTAGCCGTATCTTTTAATTTAGGTTTAAAGGCTTCAAATACTTTTACTGTATTAGTAAGATAATCTTGATAAGTTTTTTCTAAACCGAATTGACCATCAACTCCATAATCTCTTAAACCAAAATAAGGTGGAGAAGAAACCACACAATCAATAGAGTTATCTTCCAATTCCTTAATTTTATCTATGCAGTTGCCTTGTAATATTTTTATCATATATTTAAAAAATATCCTGATTTTCTCGACATCTCTCTATCTCCCTATTTACTTTTTCTAATATCTCTTTTTGAGTACCATATCTTTTCTCAAACTCAACCTTACCTAAATGAACTGAAAGCTTCCCTGTTCTATGATGTTTAGGACATAAGGGTATAGTCGCAAAATGACTTGGTCGCAATCCTAGACCTGTCTGTGTGCGAATATGATGTACTTCTGCGTTGGTTTCTCTCCCATCTTGAAAACAAGCATAACAAGGCATTTCACCAATGGTCTTTAATCGTTCTTTTTCTGCTTTTGTTTTGCTTTTTTTCATATTAACAACATCTGACTCTTAATATTTTTAGAAGTATCATAGTTTGTATTTTTATCTTTAGGATATGTAAATATATTTAATTTGAAGTTTTTTAAAAACATCTTCTTATCTTTCTTATTGCTACTAAAATAAACATATCTGTATTTTCCCTTAATTTCTTTTTTTTTTAATTGTAATTTTTTAACAATTTCATTTGGATCAGGTATAAACTCATAATCTGTCATAATTTTGTCAAATTTATCATCAAATTTTAATATTTCCTTTAATTTAATCCAATCATCAATTTTTGGAAAACTAAAACCTGAATCTAATCTAAACCAATGTGCTGATGTATCTTTATAACCAAATATTTTATCTAATTGTTTTGCAGTATAACTACCCTTATAACTTCTTAAATAATTCCCTATTGCAATCTTATCAATTAAATCCTCGTTTTTTCTTCTTTTTACTAAAGATACATTTAACTTATTATTCTTTTGATAATGACCTATATTTCTAAAATGAAATTCTTTACCATTTTTGTCTATATACTGAAAAACATTAGAACTTTGACCTGTATATATAAAATTAGTAGCTTGATATATATATCCACTATGATTCATATTTGGGTCAGCAAATGAAACAATAATCTTTGGTTTTTTTAGTAAATTAATTGATTTAGAAACAAATTGACTTAATGTATTTTTAGGTAAATTGTCATTTATAATTAAACGATTTAACTCCAAAACATATTGTGCATTTTCTTTACCACATATACTTTCTGCTAAAGTTGAACTAGGTGGCATACCAAATGTTATAACTCCCTCTATAACTTTATTTATATATAATCCAAAAGCATAACTTACAGAACAGAGTCTTTTTGCATAGTGCTTATGTAATATCCAATCCTCGTAAATATTTTTTTTTATAGAAACTATACTTGTTTCCAGACTACACACTCCCTCTTGTATTTACTCATTGTTCTTTTACCTGAGTCTTCTATTTTACCCTCAACTTGTAACTCTCTTATTCTCGCACAAATTGAACTCAATGGTACTTCCATTGTATCTGCGATTTGATGGTTAGCAAGTGGATTATCAAGCAATAAATTATAAACTTGTTCCTTTAGTGTCAGCTTATCTTTTTTATTATAATAAGCATTTTTGCTTGTTTCGCTATTTCGTTGGTAAGCTTCGTAGTCTAGTTTTAGTTGCATATCATTTCTCCTTTTTATTAAGGTGGTGGGTCAGTATTTTTTACGCAAACCTTAGGGAGATTTTCTAAAACCAACCCACCGAGAGAAAATGATTGTCTTAACGATTCTTAACATACCCAAAGGAAAAAAACAAAAATTTTCTCTTTTTTAACCTGATTCGATTTGTAAGTGATTTGCTTTTAAATTGCAATATTTAAAATATAAGTTGTAAAAATGGCTTATTTACTAGGTTTTTAGGGCTTTACAAATGCAACTAAATTTCGTACTAATTTCAGTATGAACAATAACTTAGGAGAGAAAATGATAAAAGAAAAAAAAGAAATAGTTGATGCTTTAAATTGGTCTTGTTTTTCAGGTGAGAAAGTTGCTAAAGAAATATCTGAAAAAGACATTTACATCACTAAAGGTTGGTTGTTTGTAAATATGTCTGCTACTAAATCACCACAAGGATATAGTGGTATTGATGTTTATAAATATCCTTTAAATGATTATTGCGAGTCTTACACTTCATTGTGGAACTTATACAATAAGCCATTTAAAAATTATGTTAATAATGAAGTTGATTTTACAGGTGAATATCCAAAAGAAAAAAGTTCACCTACGATTGTTATGGTAGAATCAAAGATAACTAAAGGGAGAGCATAATGATACCACAAGACAATTATAATCCTATTGAACTTTGGATATGGAGAAATAAAAGATATTTTAAAAATACATTAAATAACACAAGATATGGTCAAGGTTATGGTTCTAAATATACAAAATGGACTTACGATATTAACTGTCAAGAATTTATTTGTAATGTTTGGAAGCAAATAGATAAATTTAAATGGTCAAAAACATCTGAAGAACTTAGAGTACCAAAAAGAGTTTTTGCAGATAGTGAATTTGATGTAGCTGAAAAAAATTACAGAGAGGAATTAGCATAATGCCATTATTTACTTATGTCGGAAAAGCTAAAGATTGGGAGAAACAATTTGAAAAAGAATTTGGGGGATTACCCTCGAATACTACATTAGAAGATGTAGTTAAAAACAAAGCATCTATTTTGGGAAACCATGTAGATTCTTTTATTAAGGAGAAAGCTAATGAACAAAAAAACAGTTCAAGCTTCAAACATAAAGTCAATAGTGAAAGCGATAAAGCTTCATCAAAAAAAGAAAAAGGAGATGAGCAATAATCAGCTAGATGTGTATATGCACCAGCTATTGAAACAAAGTTTGAGAAGTATGAGAGCAAGATAAACTAACTAGGGAGAATATATGAGAAAAATGATGATTGTTATAGTAGCTTCTTTGACCCTATTGCAAGGGTGTGCAAGTTACAAACCTGTAATAGATACAAATGGTCAATCAGGAACATTTAATGAAAGCCAAGCTAAGAATATAACTAACGATCTAATGCTTTGTAAAAAGTTAGCAAAAGATAACACAAACAGTTTAGTTGAGTCAGGTAAAGCAATTTATAATGTTTGGTGGAGAGCAAGTACATTATGGTTATCTGATAAGCTAGAATATAAATATCCAAAAATTTATAGAAACTGTATGAACAATAGAGGTCATAGTGTCGTTAATTAATAAGGAGAGAATATGTATACAGATAGCCAAGTAAGAAACATAAGTAATATAAAACAAAGACTTCGTGCTACTC